GCTCTATATTAGCAGAAGATGCTATCAAAGCAGCCGTAGAAGATTATAGGAAAAAACATTAAGTGTTGTATATAGAAGATAATTTTTTAACCGAATCAGAATTCAAATCATTGAATGATGCGGCACTAAAGCACTCGACTAAGAAGCGCAATCTATATCAGGATAATAATGGTTGGTCAGAAGACTGTAGAGATTTAAAAAATAACTTAGTAATACCATTAGTAAAATTTGGTAAATGGCAAGAACCTATAATCGAACGATTAAAAGTCTTAGTAGAACAATTTGTAAAGCCGCATCCAACAATTGAGAATGTTTGGTTTAATTATGCACAAGGTGCATATCTAATACCTAGACATACTGATATACTCACGACAAATGATCCGGCTGACTTGATGAAGAAATCTTTTAAGATTTTTATCTATGCACATGAACAATGGGAAGAATCATGGGGCGGTAAATTGTGTTTTGATTCACAAGAGATCGTGCCAGTACCGAATAGACTAGTTATGTACACGATGGATGAAGCACATTGGACGACACCTATCACAACTGATGCATTGAGAATTTTTTGGGGTATCAGATTCGGACATGCCAAATAAAAGAGAACAAATATGAGCAAAGCACAATATAATTTAAAAACAAAAACAGATTACCTAAATCGCAAGATGTTTTTGGATCCACAGGGCCCTGTAACCATTCAACGATTTGAAGAAGTAAAGTATAACAAACTACAAAAGATTGAACAGACAGCACGTGGTTTCTTTTGGGTGCCAGAAGAAGTTAGTCTTACTAAAGATGCTAATGATTTCAAAGAAGCAAGTGATGCAGTCAAGCACATATTCACTAGTAACTTATTAAGACAAACAGCACTTGATAGTTTACAAGGACGCGGTCCCGCGCAAGTATTCACACCTGTCGTTAGCCTGCCTGAATTAGAAGCACTGATGTATAATTGGAGTTTCTTTGAGACTAATATTCATAGCCGTAGTTATAGTCATATCATTCGTAACATCTATAATGTACCTAAGGAAGTATTCAATACTATCCATGACACTAATGAGATTGTATCAATGGCTAGTAGTGTTGGTAAATATTACGATGATCTACATAGATTGAATTGCTTAAAAGAAATCAATGACTCAACAAAAGAATGTGTATTAGAGCCAGCACACATTAAAGCAATTTGGTTAGCACTCAATGCCAGTTATGCATTAGAAGCATTTAGATTCATGGTAAGTTTTGCAACTAGCCTTGCAATGGTCGAAAACAAGATTTTTATCGGTAACGGTAACATCATCAGTTTGATCTTGCAAGACGAACTATTACACAAAGAATGGACTGCTTGGATGATCAATCAAGTAGTCAAAGAAGACCCACGATTTGCAAAAGCAAAACAAGAGTGTGAACAAGAAGTATACTCTATGTACTTGGATGTCATACGTGAAGAGAAAGAATGGGCTGACTATCTATTCAAGAAAGGATCAGTCATAGGCCTGAATGCGAACATCTTAAAAGATTTTGTAGACTATACTGCCGTAACAGCATTGAAAGATATAGGAATCAAATATCAAAATCCCGCACCAAAGAACACGCCCATTCCGTGGTTCAATAAACATAGCGAGACTAGCAAGAAGCAGACCGCGTTGCAAGAAAGCGAAAGCACCAATTACGTCATAGGTGTCATGAGCGATCAATTAAATTACGACGACCTTCCGTCACTATAACTATAATAAAGGAGAATGATTATGAAAGCCCTTGTATGGACTAAAGACCACTGCCCTTATTGTGTTCAAGCCAAAGCATTGCTTACACAAAAAGGGATAGAGATTGAAGAACGCAAGATTGGACATAGTTGGACAAAAGAACAACTATTAGAAAGCGTACCCACAGCACGAACAGTACCACAGATTTTCTTAGGTGAGGAATATGTAGGTGGGTTCGATGACCTTAAAAAGAGATTTGATCAGGAGAAATAAATGAATCTTAAGACAGATGAGACATACACATTTAAATTAAATAGCGGTGAAGAGTTAGTCGCTAAAGTAACAGAAGTCAACGATAACTATGTGTTGCTAGACACCCCGGTTTCTATAGCCCCGGGTCCGCAAGGAATGGGATTAATGCCTAGTTTGTTCACCAACGACCAGCGTGGAAAAGTCAGACTAAATACTAGTAGCGTTTCATTGGTCGCGGATACTGAGGAATCAGTTAAGTTGAAATACCTTGAAGCGACTACAGGTATACAAGTACCTAGCAAGAAAATGATATTAGGATAAAACATGCCACAATTGAGTCGTAAAGGTGATAAAAATACTACAGGCGGTAAGATAATTCGCGGTGCAAGCACTGTGTTTTGCAATAACATTCCTGTAGGTTTACATTCAAGCGACATCACACCGCATGAGCCTAAGAAAAATAAGAAACCACACAATTCTGCAAAAACAACAGAGGGTAGTCCTACTGTATTTGCAGAAGGAGATCCTGTATTAAGAGTAGGTAGCGGCAACACATGCGGACATAAAATTGTACAAGGTAGCGACAACGTGTTTGTCGAATAACATATGGCTGATACAGGAAAGCAAAGTCCCCTAGGCATTAACGTTTTAGGTTCATTACTACAGAATGTTGGATTCTGGATAAATCCTACGGCTGAAAGTTATATGGGTTCTAATAAACTCACTGACGCACCAATGGGAAGTGATGCTGACTATGCTAAAACCTCAAATAATTTAAAATTCGGGATTATCTGTGAAGACACATGCCTCAAGTGGGTGACATGGTCTATCAATGATGGCTTCAAAAGAGGTGCAGCCATTCAAGATGACCCAAGAGCGCCTATAGGATTTTATACACTTAGAGCATCTACATATAATAACATGCTGACTATAGGTCAGAGCCGTATCCCTGCATTAGGGAATAGCCCGCCCGCTACATGGGAGACTAGTGATCCTACAAATGTGTGGGTAAACCAGCATACGGATTTCAAGATCACAGGATATTATCAGTCCGGAGTTGAAGAGTCTTATAGTACACTCTCGCAGGCTGGATCACCGGCTTTCTCTGGATATGCATTTTACAATTGGGATTTACCGGTAGTAGAACCTGCAGGCTCTGTTGCAATGTCACCACCAGTATCAAGTGTGACAGGATTACAGCGTAGAACACAATCATATGTAAATGAAGGTCAACTTGCTAGTTGGTATCCTATGCTATGCACAGTTCCTAAACCCACCGGAGCCGCAGGTCCTTCAGTACTTGTAGTACCAAATAAAGCGATAACACAATGGGGTTGGGTGAGATTAATATCTTTACAAGCGTGGCAAGACTTTAATTTCAATAATGGACAAGAATACACAGAATATCCGTCTGCATGGAATCCGGGTACTACATCAAATTATCTAGCGGCATTATTATATCCGCAGTATCGTTTTTTCTGTGATAGTTTTGGATCTTTTAATGGTTTCTTAAATTCAACGAACGATGCGATATATGCTATCGAGGATAGCAGAGACTTCTTAAAAGGTACTTACAGTAATCAAGATGATTTGATAAGCGCAGATGTTTCAGGAGTATCTTTGTCGGCTAGGGCATTTGGTCAAGACCTAATAAATTTAGGTAAGTTGATCGATTGGCAATATATCAAACAATTTGGTTTACCTTCTACATTATTACAGACACTAAACAATAACAATGCTGTAAATCAAGCATTGAGTTTAACTTTGTTGACCGCTGGTATAAGTCAAACACGCATCAAAGATATTGCTACCGGCGCCGCGACTGCTACTACTGAAGAACAAAAACAAATGTATGGTTCATTCTTAACTATCAGGGGACCAGACTTATTAGAAATACTTGCTATATGCAATTGTAGAACCGCAGGACTTGAATCACTTGCCGACTGTTTAAATGTTAAAAAAATATTCCCTACAAGTTATACAACATTAACAGTGCCGATATATAACACAAGCCCGGGTCCAACAAACAGCAAGACATATTACTTACTATACGTAGCGCAAGATATGAATCCACAGTTAGTAAGTCCTAAGATCAAAGAAATAATAGGTACTATAG